GTGCGTCCCGACTCGGCATCCTGTGGCCCACCGTAACCATCGGGCTATGGCCCACGAACAACGCCGAGTCGGGACGCACCACCGCTGACGTGCGCGCACTGTCGATCGTGAGTTCAGTATGACCATCATCGCACCGTCCTTGCCTCGCTTGCCGAGCGTCGAAGAGGCAACCGTCGGACGCAACTTTCAGGGCGCCACATGGGGCGGGCTCGCCGCAGCGGTCAATCACCTCGCAGGATGGCGGCTGCGCATGGCGGGCACCACGCTCATGTATGCCGACGCGACAGCGGCTGAACTCGACACGCAGACGCCGACAGGATTCAGCGCCAACAATGCCTGGCACATTTGGCAGTCTTCGCCGATGGCGTCGCATGTTTGGACGTTCGCAGATGTGTACGCCGGCACCGCAGCATGGGACAAGCCGACGACGGCGCCGCAGGTGACGCTCATCCTTGAGTCGCATCCTGCCGCCGCGACGCTCGATGCTATCCAGTTTAAGCAGAGCGACGGCACCCTATTGCAAGCCTATGAAGGCGTCCAGGGTGGCGAGCGATGGCGTCAAATCATGCTCTGCTCGGGCGATGGTCGTGACGATGCGTCTACGCCGCCGACAGGACCGCGCGCAATGTTCATCCCTTTGGTTAACCGAGGGCAGGTGCTCAGGGTGCGCGCGTCGAACATTGCCGACGTGCGCATCATGGGCATTACGGTCATTGAAGCATTCGAAGAGGTGGCCTAATGCACATTGACCGGCCGTCACCTCAGTTGTATAGTTGGCGCACATGTGGAACGGCTGAGCGTTTGGTGAGCTTCGCTGCCTGTAAAGCAGCCGCCGATGGCTGCGTTGGTTCGAGTCCAACCCGTTCCACATCGCCCGCCCGGCGTAAGTCGCGGCGGGTTTTCTTTTGCATTGAGGTCGTCTAATGGCTGGTCCTTCTGACTTCGCGAGCGGCGGCGCTCGTGCCTTCGTGCTTGAGATTGCCGGATTGTCGGTGCGCTGGTGGTCAGGGACTGCGCCTCCGTCTGCCAATGTGCCAGTACTCGGCACACCCTACGACGATGTGGAGGCGGTCGTTGGCGTGTCCGGCATTCGCGCCTCGCTCCATCTTGCGGGCGGCGTCGCAGATTACGACGCTGTGCAGGTGACGCTCGCAGGCAATGCTCGGCGCACGCTGACGCCTGACACTGATCCGGTCGTGGTGCTCGGTCGCTGCGGCATCAAGTCATCGCGCGCGCTGTCCTATCTCGACGTTGACGTGTCGCAGTCAGGCGCAGTCGGCACGCTGACGCTCATCGACAACGCGGCGCTCGCCGGCTTCACCTCGGGGCTCGTGCACGTAGATGCCGAGTCGTTTGTCTACGCCGGCACGTCCGGCTATGACCTCACGGGCGTAACCCGCGCTGCGGCGTCATCGCGACAGCAGGCACACCTCATTGACAAGAGTACAGGCTCTGCGCCGCAGGTTACAGCCGACGTTGTGGCATGGCGCGGAAGGCGCGCGGTGCTCAAGATGGCGCCCATTCGCAACGGCGCTGTCGGCGACTATTCCGAGGTGATGCGGGGCTTCATCGAGTCGACGCCGACGGTTTCCGATGACAGCCTGCGCGTTACTGTGTCGTTGGCACCGCTGACCGCGCTGCTCGATGTGGAGATTCAGGCGCCGACCGGCGCGACCGCAACGAGGCTGCTTGAAGGATGGCACTGGTTCGACGAGGGTTACGCCGACACTATCGAGGTGGTTCAGGAGATTCCGCACAACGCATGGCGCGAGTTGTCGACCGCTGCGTCTGCGGTGGGCTCAGGCTCCATCGGCGTAAACAACGCTGAGCACAAGGCGCTGTTTGACCCTGCCGGGCTTGCAACTCCGAACCACCCGCGCAATGGCGCGTTCGTGATTTCGAGCATCATCCCAAGCGCGTCCCCGTGTGACCCGAGTGGCTATGGTGGCGGTGCTATTCTCGTTCGCAATGGCGCACCCTATACGGCAGTCTCAGCAGGTGACCTAGTAGCCTCGACAGGGACGCGCGAGGCGAAGCGTGCACAGATTGCCGAGGGTCTGCACCGATGGCCAGATGCGGCCGTTGACGCGATGGCGACGAACTTCAACCCGCCTGACCATCTTGGTCTCGGCGGCGCATGGGCATCTGTCAACCTCGCACTCACAGGCGTCGATGGCGCTGCGCTGCGGATTCGACCAGTGCCAAACGCTGAGGGTTGCACCGTCGACCTGCGCGGTCCTGGCACTCGACAGTTTTCTGGTGTCAACTACTTTGGTGGCGTGTCCGGTGTTACGCCATACGACCGCGAGCCTATGCTTGACGACGTTGGCGCGTTATGGTTTGGCTTGGACCTCGCGCAGCAAGCGCAGACGGTATACCCGCGCACCGACAGCACAGCGACGCAGGCGCAGCGACAAGCCCGTTGGACGCATACTCAGCGTGACATTCCGGTGACCGGGCGCACGGTGCCAATTCGTGGCGTTGCTGACGCCTGGTATCAGACGGGTGAGTTATCAATTCTCGCCGACGGCGACGTGCCTATCTACTCGGGCGCGCAGACCTCGCTCGAGATTGAGTACTTCGACCGCGCGCTTGGTGAGATGGCCAAGACCACGGCACGTATCGCATCGACGACCGCACGCACGCACCCTGTTTCGGGCGCAGTCGTTGGCTACTCGCTGCACTTGCTCGATGAAGACGTGGGCGCGGTGCCTTCGTTCGGCGTGTGGGGCGGCAACCCTGTGACGCTGCACCCGCTCGTCACCTTCGACTCGAACACGGCATCCGAGGTGCTGCTTCAGATCTTAATGAGCGGCGGCGGTGAGGGCGTCAACGGCTCCTATGATGTGCAGCCGAGCGGCGCCAATCTAGACGCAACGGACGTTGACGTTGACTCTGTGCTCTCCATCGCGTCACCTCCTGGGCTCGCGTCGTGGTCATTCAGGGCGCCCGATGGCTCAAAGCTGCGTGAACTCATCGACCCCATCTTGATTGCAACGCAGTCGGCGCTTGTGCTCCGCATGGATGACGCGGGCGTGATGAAGCTCAGTCGCACGCGCATCGGGCCAGAGGTGCCTGGCGAGTATGTCGAGACCATCGAGGCTGGCGACTGGCGTGTCGACGATGTGCCGACGTGGGGCGTTGACGACGACTTCAAGAACCGTGTCGAAATCTCACTGGACTACGACCCTATCACCGACGAGCCATTCAGTACGGTGCAGGTGCCTGAGTGGCGCAGCATCCGAGCACACAACGGCGAGACTGCCACGCTTGAGCTCGAACTTCGAGGCGCTGCCTTGCCTGCACGCTCCATTGCGACGGCTGCGGAAGTGCTTCGACCTGTCTATTCGATGATTTTCGCCACAATGGCCAACGAGCGACGCACCTTTTCTGGTGGCGTCACCTCCGGTGCTGCGCTGCTCGCGCAGCTCGGTGCAGTCTACCGCGTGTCGTCACCGCACCTACGAGGCTACGGCGACGCGATGGGCGTTGTCGAGGCTGCCGGCCGCGTGGTTGAGGCTGAATGCGGGCTATGGACCGCTGATGGTCGCGTGACGCTGACGCACTACGACGCGGCGTCGACAGGCTGGAACGCATCGGCGCTCATCACTGCCCGCGCTGCTGCTGTGGTGACGGTCGCTGCTGCTGAGTACAGTTCAGACGATGTGTCATGGTTCGCGGTCGGCGACAGCGTGCGCGTTGTTCCGCTCGGCGATGAAGATGGCGCGACGACTCACACCGTCACCGCCATCGCGGGTCATAATCTGACGCTTGCTCCTGCTCCGACCGTGGCCGCTCCATGGGGTGACCTGGTCGCTGATGTGGCTGCGAGCGCGTCGACAGTGCACCGCGCGCTGGTCTTCGCTGGCGATATTGCGGGGCAGGTTGACGGCGTCGATGGGTTTGAATTCGGCTAGAGTGCGGCGCGAATCTCGCGCACTGCGTCGATAACGATTGCAGACCAGCCGATGATGATGATGGCTGCACCGATGACGTGAAAGATACTCACTTGGCCAACTCCTTGTTGCTGATTAATCATGCACAATGTTGAGCATGAGGTCAATAAAAGCAGCATCATGGATAGGGTCGCGTTGACCTGTTATGCTCGATGCATGAGCGAACAAATCACCGAACATTTCCGCTGGACCGAGTTTGCATCGCGCGATCGCCCTGTCCCTCTCGACCTCCGCCTTAGTGTCGAGCGCGTGTGCAACGAGCTTGAGATTCTACGCGCGGAGCTTGACGCGCCTATCACTGTCATCAGCGGCTGGCGCAGCCAAGAGCACAACGACAGCGTAGGCGGCAAGTCGAAGTCACAGCACCTTGTCGGCACTGCCGCAGATATCCGCGTGAGCGGCGTAACGCCGGCCAAGGTGCACGAGACCATTGAACGGCTCATTACGCAGGGCGTCATGCTTGAAGGCGGGCTTGGGCTCTACGATTCATTCTGCCATTACGACGTGCGTGGTCGTCGAGCGAGGTGGTACGGATGACGCCCCCTCGAATCGCAGGCTACCGTAGGCTCATTGTCTGCGGCGTGGTCCTTGCTGCTGCGTGGCTTGGCGGGCTTCATGGCTCAGACCTGAGCACCGTGCTGCTCTCCGTGCTTGCTGCATACTCCGGTCCTGACGCTGTGGCAAAGTTGAGCCTTCGTCGTGACCCGTAGCGGTTGGGCGCTTGCGGGGCTACTGCTCGCGCTCGTACTGCTCGGGCTTGGGTGGTGGATTGGCCATGGAGTATCGACCGGAATTGGCGCTGCCTTCGCCTTGGGGTTCACCACGCTGCTCGCTGACGCCGAGGCTTCCGCGCGCCGAGCTGCTGCTTCGATGCGTGAGCCTGTTGTGACGCCGGTCGAGCTTGACGACGACGTGCGCGAGGTCGTCGCATCCACGGTTATCGATGACTCACCACTTGAGCCGCCGTCGTCCGCATACCTCAATCGCCTTAGTGGTGGCTCTTGATGCGCGCCGTGCTTGCCCTGTTGCTCGCGTCGACCGCTCACGCTGCGCCCGTGCGTTGCTCTGTCGCTGACGACGTATCGCCGACAGCATCCGTGGTTCGCATTGACTGCGAGGTTGTGGGTATTCGTGCCGCCTACACGATGGATGCTCACAGAGACTCGACTCGGCAAATGAAGCAGCTCGATGCGGCGGCGTTCATGCTCACCGAGCAGCGTGATGAGTGCGTCGCTGCGCGGGTGACCGAGCGCGCCCTCGCTGTGGAATCATTGAACTTATGTGCTGATGCGCTGGAGTCGTGTAGGGTCGCAGTCACACAAGCGGCACCGGAGGGCAACCGCGTGCTGTGGTTCATCTCTGGCGCCGTACTGTCGGCGGTCGCGACGGTCGCCATTTATGAGGTCAAGTGATGGTTGTCGACGCTTGGACTGCGGTTGCTGGGAGTGCTGCTATCGTGCTCGCCGGCGCAAAGATGATTCAGGGCTACGTCAGCAAGCGACTTGAAGAGGTCGTCGACAATAGCCGTGGTCTGATTCGCATCGGCGGAGAACTTGAGGCAATGCGTCGTGACCGCGAGCACGACCGACGTGACCTTGATTCGCTGACTGAGCAGGTTGGACGCATCGCCGATACGGTCGGAAATATCAACGACAGCCTGATTGAGATGAGGGCGCGCTTGACCATGAGCACCGAGCACATGGTGCGCAGTCTAGACAAGAGTATCGGCGATATGGAGCGCAGAATCACAGACGCCCTTCATGGAGGCTCTTAGCTTTCGTGCGAATCGAGCATCGAGCGCGTCGTGAATGATGCGCTCTGCATCTTCGCTGGCTTGCTCGTTCAGGACCGCATCGGCGCAGATTGCATCCATGAACTCGTTCCACTTCTCGATGGTATCGGCGAGGTCGACCGCGTTCCTTAGCATTAGCCTCTTGACCTCGCTCGCACGCTCTAGGTCGAACGACACGGCGTCGATTGTCACCGCCGTTATTCGTCCGTCGCGAGCTGTGAGCGTCAGTGCGCCCGTGCATAGTGACGCCCGCGCCATGGGCAGGCTTGCCTCGGATGCCATCGACGCGAGGACCGTAACCCGCTGCGCTGCGCTGCTCATATCAGCCACGCGCGGCACAGGCGAATCAGGTCATCGACGGTCAGCGTCGCTATCCATACGCCATGGTCAGCGCGAGTCATGGCGATTGGCACGCCTTCGCCCGCAGCATCCACAGCCTGCCTGTGAGCTGCCATCGCATTCGGGCGCTTACCTCGCTTGCACTCGATCCACAAGCCTGGGCAGCTCACGTCTGGAGCTGCGCTAGGGTCGCCGGCTTGCATTGGCGCCGTGCGACGAATGCCGTCTGCGTGCTCGGGCAGAAGCTCACGCAGGAACGCCGCAAGCTCTCGCTCGCCCTGTGCACCTTTGCGTCGCTGCATGGCGCTCATGGCAACACGTGTAGCGCGAGGCCGATAGCCTCGTGCGCTATCTCAGCGGTATCCTTCAGGCGCTTGAGTGTGCCTGCGCAGACCTCGACGGTGTTCCAGACGTGACCACACTCTCGGCACTCACGGCGTCTGTTGCCGCCGTCTGTCCTGGCGATTCGCGTGCTCAACGCGCTGCAATGGGGGCATTGCATCTTGAAACTCCTTGCTAGATTGTCGGGCCCATGCGCCACAAGCGCGGCACATGCCGCCGCCCCCGGGCCATCGCATGGGCATGTCATCATGGCGCTCGCCGCATGCCGTGCATACGCCTGGCGCCCGCTTCGTTCTGCGGTCGTTCGCGTTGGGTCAGAAGGGGATCGGGTCTTGCGCTGGCTGCTTCTGCTGTTGACCTCCGCCGTTCCAGTTGTCTCCATTGCCGCCGTTGGAGTTGCCTCCCCATTGCTTCTGCTGCTGCTGACCTCCGCGCTGACCTCCGCTGGTCCAGTTGTTTCCGCCGCTCTGCTGTCGCTGCCCGCCGCCATCCTGACGACCTCCGACGAAGATGAGCCGGTCACACGTCAACTCCCACGAACGGCGCTCGTTGCCGTCTTTGTCGTTGTACTTGCGCTCCTGCATGCGGCCGATGACCTGCACCTGCGAGCCTTTTCCGAGGTACTTCGCGGCGTTCTCTGCGGTCTTGCCCCAAAGTGTTGTGCGATACCACGTTGTCTGGTCTTCGTAGCCGTCGCCGACCTTGCGCGATTCAGTCACCGCGATGTTTACATTTCCGACTGGCATCCCGCTTGCAGTGTGGCGCACTTCGACATCGCTTCCGAGGTTGCCGAGGATGATTGTCTGGTGAAAGCCCTTAGCCATTCTGTTTGCTCTCCTGGCGCCGTGCGCCTTCGCTCTTCGTAGTCGTGGCGCGCGAGCCTTGCTCGCACCACCAACATAGTTTCGAGTGCGGCTGCTGCTCTCGCTCGCCGCATCGCTCGCATCTTGGCCTAACGCTCATTGTCGAGCGTTATACCTTGCTCTGACACCCATTGCTCTACACGGCCAAGCACCGCGTCGTGTTTGTCGCTCGGCACGTCGCCGGGTCCGATACCGCTCGGGGCATTGAGCGAGCGCATGAACATCGACCACGCAGAGCCAAGAGCCTGAGCCCACCACCGAAGCCGGTCAACTGTGCGGTCACTGTCGATGACGCTTTCGCGCCAGTCATCGAAGCTGCGCCAGCACGAAGCAAGCGCTGCATCGGTCATCGGCGGGTCGCTCTCCGTGTCCTCGTCGAGCATATCGGCGACATAGGCATCCCACATCGCCTGCGGAATCCCTCGCCATTTGAGCGCGTCGGTGAGCGCGGACATTGGCGGTGCGCCCTTCTCGTCGCGCGTCCAAGTCTTGCGTCCCTGCGCCGACTCTTCTGCGGCACGCATCATCGCCACGCCTTCAAGAGCCTGTGCCGTGTGGACCGTTGGCCCGGCCGGCGCAGCGCGCTCGTCGACGACCTCGGCGTCTTCGACCTGCTCAGGCTTTGGCGATTCGAGTGCAGATCGCTTCTGCTGCGCCTTCTCTTTTCTTGCCACCTTGCGCCCAGCGACCTTCGCGTCGTGCATATCTAGCCGCTCGTCACGCTCCAAGCGAAGACGGTTCTCTCGCTCGCTCGGTTCTCGCCGCGCGGGCGCAGGCTGTCGGTACTCGCCGGCAATCTCGCGCCCCTCATCCTGCTCATAGATGCCTGCGACAACATCAGGGTAGACGATGCGAGCGAGGGCTGACGCGCACCTGGCACGAAGCATGGCGCGCGGGTGTGCCTTCCATGTGCCCTTGCCTGCGAGTCCAGCCGTGCGAGCCTCAGCAACCGTGTACTCGTATCGCGTGGGTTGCGGGTGCCCTGTGCGCTGAGTCTCATAGACGGCGCGCTCTGCCGTCGACTCGAGCATAATGAAGTACTCGCACGCAGGATGCGCCATCACGAGGCCGACCATCGCGGTGGCGTCGAGCACAGCGCGACCTTGGACGACGTGAATGCTACGGCAGGCGCGAGCGAATCCCATCCCAAGCTCCTGCCCTGCCATGAGCAGAATCATCAGGTCGGCGGGCACCATGCCGCGCGGCACCATGCTGCTCTCGGTCATCTTCGAGCAGAACTCGTATGCCGCATCAAGGCTACGAGGCTCAAGGCTCGTGCGTGTCAGTGCGCTGCTCATACCTTCACCTTCGCTGCGTGGAACCGCGTCGACCAGTTCACCGCGACGTGCTTCTCAAGCTGCTTCGCCGCGACTGCCGCAACCTCCGCGCTAAGTCGCTCATCGAGCAGCGCGAGCATGGCCTTCGCGTCGACCTTGCAGACGACTCCGACCACATCGGGCAGGCTCATGCCAAGGTTGTCGGCAATGTCCTTAACGATGGAGCGCGCATCATACTTGCGGTTCGCCACTTCAACGAGCGTGTAGCACATGCCAGCGCCATAGGCTGCGCCGTCGTCGTTGGCGACCTCGCGCAGTACGTTCTCAAGCATTCGGCGCTCGTGCTGTAGTTCCTTCACCTCGGCGACGACCTGCTCACGGCGAGCTGCTACATCATCAATCTTCATGCTGCTCTCCCATGGATGGGCAGACCTCTGCAAGCTCCACATCGATGAGCCGTGCAATGCGCGAGGCGACAACTGGGCCTGCATTGCGATGACCGTTCAGGATGCGTGACAGGTGCTCGGTGCTGATGCGCAGAGTCTTCGCAACGTCGACGCCCTTGCCTGCTGCTCTTAGCTTTTTTTTCCAGTTCAAAGCCACCTCCTTTGGTGCAACTCGACAATGCATGACGTTGAACGCGTGGTCAATAATAATTGACGATGAGGTCAATTTAATCTTGCATCTGATTCTGCTGTGGCTACGATGAAATCACCGCTAAGGAGGTGGCGCGAATGTTGATTACAGCCAAGATTCTAGTCGAAGAGTATGACGCATGCAGCGAGGGGGCATCGGCGTTCGCATCCGTATTCCCTGACGGACTCGACGTGTCAGGGTGGACAGCGGCGCAGCAGCTTGGGGTTCTGATGCATGACGAACTCCGTCGGAATCTTGCGTGGATTGTTGGCGCTGGGATCGTCCCGATGTGGTCGATGCGAAAGTGTGACCTGCGCGGTGCCGACCTGAGCGGTGCCAACCTGCGCTATGCCGACCTGAGCGGTGCCAACCTGTACGGTGCCGACCTGAGCGGTGCCAACCTGTACGGTGCCGACCTGCGCGGTGCCAACCTGCGCGGTGCCGACCTGAGCGGTGCCAACCTGCGCTATGCCGACCTGCGCGGTGCTAATCGTGGATAACTACTACCGGAGACAGCACGCCAGGGACACAGCGCAGGCACGCTCTGATGCGTCGTTCAGTGCGGCTCAGGCGCGATACGAGAACATGACGCCTGACGATGGCGAGCCCGACGTGCCTGAGTGCCCTGACTGCGGCGCGACGCTCGTGGAGTATGACGACACCGACGAGCACGGCATTGACGTGGGTTGGCGTTGTCCTAAGTGCGGAGTGTGCCAGTTCTGCGGTTCGCGGTGCATGGGCATCGACGACGCATGCGAGGACTGCGGCGGCGTGGTCGTGAGCGAGCCATGGGTGGGCGACGGCGTGAATCATTGGAGCGAGTCGTGACAGCGTGCCGTATCGCCGCCGTGCTGGCCATGACGGCGCTTGTCGTGGTCGTCGCGCATCGATGCCCACGACAGCCTTCGAGCGTGTGTGTGTGTCCTGCACAGGTCGATGTGCGTCCAGTGCTTCGTGAGTTGGTGAGCGCGTCCGATGTTGTCGCGATCGATGTGGCTGAGATCGAGGCCCGGTGCTGGATGGCACCATCAAGGCTGACGGTGGCGCACATGCCGCCGATGAGGGGTGAGTGATGAACGAGAACATGGAGATGCGTGAGACGAAGGACAGCATGAACGTCATCCTTGAGCCGTACGGGCTTTGCTGTGGGCTCGACTCTGACGGCTGGTTCATCGAGTCGGCTGGTGGACTGTGGTTCCGCGACGTGTGCAGCGGGATGACCGAGGTGCAGCTTCGTGCCTGGGTCGCTTCGCTGCCTGCGCGTATCGGTGGTGCGTCGTGAGCACAAACGCCAAGGCCAACAAAGCTCGTTTTAAGGCGGGGCTCAAACTGTGTGTCCGCTGCCATAAAGATAAGTCGCATGACCTGTTCCCTGTGCAGTCATCGCGAGTGTGCTCAGAGTGTGCGAACGACACGAGCGGACGGTGGTGCTCAGGCTGTAAGCGCATTCGTGACGACGGTGACTTCGCCACGGCGACGCGCAAGACCTGCTTGCATTGCGCCGAGATTCATAACGCCTACCGAGCACGTCGCGAGGCGGGCAAGCTCCGGGGCTACCGCTCGGCTGGTGCTCGCTCGGTCTACGGCGAGCAGAGTTCCGAGCAGGTCATCGCGCGGGTGCTTGAGGACAAGCGCACCGGAAAGCTCGACGGCGGTCGCTGGCTCGCCAGTAAAGCCAAGCCTGGCACCATCGAGACAGGGTTGCCGGTCAGCGTCGACACGTTGCAAATGTGGCACTGGTCGCGCGGGCGCCAGGTCTCCGACGTGGTTGCCGATGCGTGGGTTGCGCGATGAGCACCTACTATCACCGCACAGTCAGCGACGCAGGGCGAGTGCGCTATGTACCCGTGGCTGAGGACTATCCGACGTGCTTGCATGTGGGCTCATGGCTCGTGGTCGTGATGTCCGGCTGCACTTCGACGACGCCGCTGGCAAACCTGTGCTGTGCATGAGCCTCGATGGTCCGAGCATTCGCGACGTGGTCAACGCGGGTATCGATGCTCTTGCTAGGCACGTTGAAGGTGCGTAAAGTGAAGGGCGCTCAAGGATTCGCAGTCCCTGAGCGCCCATGTCAACAAGCCCGCGTAAGGGGCCGTCGAGTGACTAAGAATATACCCGTGCCGATTGCGGCTGTCTACGCTATCGGTGCATATCCAGTACCGCCTAATTCGTTCACCGTAGCACGCGCCATGCTGTGCTCGATGCGTGCTGACGCGTCGCGCTCTGCAAAGCTCGCACTGAGCGCCATCGCACTGCTGATGATGGAGTCTGGCGGCGACGAATGGGCACCGGCAGAGATGACCATGGCGCAAATTGCTGCCGACTCTGGGCTATCTGTGAGGTCTGCGACGTGCGCAGTTCATGAGCTTGAAACGTCCAGCTTGATTCGCTTCGAGCGGAGGTCCAGGCGCCCGGCTGTCGTGTCTCTCGGGCGCGATTTGCTGTGGCACATCGCTCAAAAGCACACCAAAGTTGGGGTGCAGAATCTGCATGCCAAGTCTGAGAGTTCGGGTGCAGAATCTGCACCCCCGCGCGGGCGCGTTCAGTCTTGTCCTGAAGAGAACATAACAACAAGGGGACAAAGCACCGCTTCGCGGCGAGTTGTTTTGAGCCTTGCATCCAAGAGCAAAGAAGATTCTAAGATGAGTCCGAGCGATGGAGGCTCGAACGACATGACCAAATCAAAGCTAACTCAAGACGAGGCTCATGAACTGCTCGAAGCTGTGCGGGTGCATTTGCCACGAGGTCGTCACGGTGGCAAATCCAGGCTAAGCGAACGACAGGAGGGCAACCTGCTGCGCATCTTCATTGCGGCTCATGAGCGTATATCAGTGGAGTTGATGCTCAAGGCTCTCGGCGACATTAAGGCGACGCTCGGTGCCCCTGAGCGGTACGTGGCCAAGGTCATCGATGGGGCTATCGAGGCGAACCGTGTGTCCGTGTCAGAGATGGCGCCGCATCGACCGAAGACGCTGACGCCTAGGCAGCGCGCGAGGGCGCTCAAGGCTTGGGCCGCGCTCAAGGCGGATGGTGGCGAGTCATGAGTCACCACGAAGTGCAGGGCTCCGAGTCTGAGCGCAGGCTGCTAGGCTCAATGCTGCTAGACCCGAGTATCATCGGCGAGGTGCGCGAGTTGGTCGAGGTTGGCGACTTCGCCTGTCCTATTCGCCGGTCTATCCTCAAGACTGTGCTCAAGAGCCACACTGAGGGCGTCGCGCCTGACGTGGTATCTGTGATGATGGCGCTGCTCAAGATGGGCATGGATGAGTCCACAGTCACGGCAACCATGGAGGGGCTCGTCGTGGCGACTGCACGGTCGTGGCGACCACTCGTTCGACACGTCACAAACTCATCACAACTCAGGCGCGTCATAGAGCACGGGCGTCGGGTCATTGCTATGGCGGAGGGCGCAGACCCGCTCGATGCTGCGCTGGTCATCGAGCGGGCACGTGATTCGCTCAATGCGGCGACAGGAGCGACGAGGCAAGGAGTTGTGGCCATGAGCCATGGCGAGGCTATGGATGCGGCGCTCAATGCTATCAGAACAGCCGCAGAGAGTGGTAAGGCTCCTGGTATTACGACCGGCATTGATGCGCTCGACGGGTTGTCACGGTGGGAGCCTGAAAAACTCTACATCGTCGGTGGTGCGACGAGCCATGGAAAGTCTGCGTTCTGCGTTTTCTCGTCGCTCGCCGGGGCCATCGAAAGCGGCACGCGGGCGCTCTACTTCAGCACCGAGGTGAGCGCGCCTGACTTGGCCATGCGAACCATGAGCGCAAGGTGCGACATTAACGGCGCCGAGATGCGCCGGGGCATTGTGCCTGACGGTGGAGTGCAGCGGCTCGTGAGCGAGCAGTCGAAGAATCGTGACGCCGTGTCGTGGGTCTTTGCTCCTGGGCGAATGACGACAGGGCTTATCGCTGACCGCGTGCGGATGGAAATTGAACGCCGCGATGTGGCGCCGCTCGGGTCTATATGGGTGGACTATGGCCAGCAGATTACGCCTATGGAGCGCACTAAGAGCCGCGAGCAGGATGTGGCGCGCATTGCTGACGAGTTGCTAGAGATTGCCGGCAAGTTCAAGTTGCCGGTCATCGTCGCCGCTCAGGTGAGCCGGAAGAACGAGGGACGCACGGGTGACGCTCGGCGACCTCGGACTGATGACCTGCGAGAGTCTGCACAGCTTGGCATGAACGCCACGGGTGTCGTCTTCATGCATCGATGGGACATGCTCGACAAGGAAGACCATCGCCCGTCTGAACTAGTTGTGACGAAGAACCGCAACGGCCAACTTGGGATTGTGCCGGTCGACTTCAACAAGACCACGGGCGCGTTCAAAGATGTGCGGGATTCTGGCGGCTGGTCTTGACTTCTGGGTCACGCCATAGTCTAGTAGATGGGCACGAGGCACTAGACCGCCCCGTGCCCAAGTCAACGGCTGATGGAGGGCCGCAAACCATGATGAACATCGCATTGAGCCACGTCGCAGTCAAGCCCGGAAGGTGGTAGACTGTGGCCATGAAGATAAAGACTGAGTGCCTGGTGACGCGAAACAAGCGCAAGAAGACCTGGGATATTGTCCGCGTGAGCGACGGCAAGGTGCTTGCACTGTGCCCGACGCAGGCTGAGGCTGTGCGCATGGTCGCCGTGCTGCGGGGTGAGCGATGACCGCTGAAGAGTACGTCCAGATGACGCGCGAGACCGCGACATATCCGAATGACCGCGCGATGGAGTACCTGCGTATGGGGCTCATTGGCGAGCTTGGTGAGGTCGCCGAACTGCTCAAGCGCGAGGTGCGCGGCGATGGGCTCAACGATGCTCGCATGCTTAAGCTGCGGCTCACTGGAGAACTTGGCGACGTGCTTTGGTATTGCACACGGCTTGCAGATGAGGCTCCAGATTTCAGCGCGGCGGATGAGATTCGGATGCAGTTCGAAGCTGATCTTGACGGCTGTCCTTCGGTCGTCGACGCCATGACCGGCATGGCCAAGGCTGTCGGCAGGGATGACGCCGCCGAGTGGTGCATCGGTCGATGGGTGGAGATCGCCGATGCGCTTAAGATTGACGTGAACGTAGCAATGCGCGCGAATGCCCACAAGTTGCGTGGGCGTCTTGCTCGGGGCACGCTGCATGGGCACGGTGAAGACCGATGATGGTCCCAACATCAGGGCGATACTTCGCCATGCTGGTCAACGGCGAGCGGCGCATTGTTCAGAGCAGAGGATGGAGCGTGCCCAAGCAGGCGGTCATCCTTGGGCGTGGCGATATGGTGAGCATTGACGACGTGCTACCGCTGACTGGTGATGAGGCGGCGGCGCTTGGCGTGCCTGCGTTGGAGTGGGAGTCGTGAGCGACGTATGGACCGCTGAGTATGATTACGACGCCGATGAGCTGCTCGTGTATTCTGGGCGTGTCGTCGGGCTTGGCGGCCTTCGCATCGGTTTCGCTGAGTGCATGACGCGCAACCGTGCTGCCTCGGTGCTGTCTGAGCAACTCGAGCGACGTGCTGCGAACCTGCGTTGCGAGGCGTCGAACATTGACGCTGCGGTGACGAGGCTGCGCATGTACGCGAAAAGGAGTGAGGCGCTATGATGGGGATTGGAATCATTCGAGGCGCAGTCCGGGGCGCTGTGACCATCGCTGCGGTGGTGGCTGTCGGCGTGCTGTCGATGCTCGCAGGCTGTGACGAAGAGACTGTCTACGTCACCGAAGAGGGGCGAACGATGCAGGTGTGTGCGCCTGCTGATGAGGTCGGTGTGCCTGATTTTGAGCAGTGCGGGCTGTGTTGGGACCAGTACAAGGCGTACGAGATTATCCTGGCTCCGTGCCCGCGCGATGGCGGTGTGCGGTGACTGGTCGACCGTCGAAGCTGACGCCTGATTTACAGACCGAGGTGTGTCGCATCCTGGCGCTCGGGTGTACCATCACGGCGGCTTGTGGCGTTGTTGGTATCGATGAAACGAGCTATCAGAAGTGGCGCGTTCGCGGGCGTGAGGCGCTCGAAGCTGGGCATGATGAGAGTCACGAGACAGAGGGGAAGTACGTCGGCTTTCTCGGTAAAACAACGCGGGCGCTGCAGCGATTCGAGATTGGTGCCGTCGAGAATATCCGTCGCGCAGGCAAAGCTGGCGACTGGAAAGCGGAGGCATGGATGCTTGCGCGACGCAACCCGGCGTTCCGCGACACGTCAAAGGTCGAACTTGAGGGCGAGGTGAAGGCGACCGGAGAGACGGTCGTGGCAGGTCTGCTGAAGCAACTCATCGACGGCGCGGATGGTTAGTCGTGAAGGTTCCAAAGCCTGCAAGGCGAGGCTACGCAAAGATGGCCATCAAGTTCAGCAAGTGGAATGACGGGCCTGCGTGGCTGTATCGCCGGCGCCTGATGGATGCACAGCGAGCGCACCTGAGGGACGCAAAGCGCGGCGATGGCTGAGTTCATCACGCCGACGCTGAACATGTATCAGCGCGACGTTGTACGACACGCGGCGATAGGCACGCGCATCGTGGCAACCCGTGGAGCCTGGGGCTGTGGCGCCGCGCGATTGACCGTGCGTGATTAAGGTGGTGTAATGATGGTCGCCGAGGTGTGGAGCCTCGACGACCTGTTAACGCCAACGGAGGGCGCCAACGTGACCAACCTATCTCAAGATGCGCAGCGGCTCAAGACATGCACAAAGTGCGGTAAAGAGAAGCCAGAGTCGATGTTCTATCGTAACGGTAATTCGAGGCGTCCAGACTGCAAGGTGTGCAAAGATGCGACGCGTAGAGCGCACTTTGACCGCGACCCTGAGCAGTTCATCAGGATGAGGGCACGAAGAAGAAAGTATTTACGAGCCTACGACCGTGAAAGGTACGCAGAGCACAGGGAAGCAAAGATTGCATGTGCAATAGCGTGGAACGCAGCGAACAAGAAGAAGGTCAAGGCCAAGAGACTGATTGCGGCCGCTGTGAGACATGGAGACATGCCGTCAGCGTCAGATGTGGCGTGTTCTGTTTGTGGATTGACAGGGCGACACTATCATCATGACGACTACGATATGCCAATGAGCGTCAGGTGCATGTGCTCATCGTGCCACCGAATTTGGCACCGAGACAACATTGCTCTAAATGGAGACGACGAATGACGACACTGTATCAGGTCCCTGTGCTCAACTCGTATCAGCGCTCAGTCGTTCGCCATGCCGCGCGCGGGACTCGCATTGTCGCCACGCGCGGAGCTTGGGGTTGTGGATAGCAAGGTAAGACGATGAGCCTCGTCATGGTCGCGCTGACCATGAGCGAGATTCATCCGGGCGAGCATGGCCTACTCGTCGTCGACACTCAGCCGAGATACCTGCGCGTTCATCGACCAGAGCTTGAGAAGTGGCTACTTCCGCTTGGATGGGTCGAGCACCGAGCCGAGATGAGGTGGGTGGCTCCCAACGGCTCGTCGTTGACGTGCATACCGTACTTTCGCACGTCAACGCGCTCGAGCACCACTAACCCGCTTGAGGGATTCAACGGCTCATACGGTCTCGTTGATGAGGCGCAGGCGCTACCGCTTGAGGTTGTTCACAAGCTGCTCGGACGACTCAGAGCAGGCAAGCGAGCACAGGTATTCCTGTGGGGGCTCCCGGTGTGGGGCGCATGGTGGGAGCGGTACGCTGACGAGAATGGCGGCGTCGTTCTGCTGCCAGTGACGCGCGACAACGCCGCAAACCTAAGCGAAGACTACATGGTCAACCTCGCCACGCTGCCTGAGCGAGAGCGCTTGGCTATGGTCGAGAATAAGCCTCAGCCGCCAGAGGGGAGTGTCTTCGACCGCTTCGATCCAGTGCCGCACCCTGTCGGGAATCTCACGCCGCTTGGATGGAAGTACAACTCCGAGCATATCACGCGCCTCGCTGCTGACTTTGGATTCAGGCACCCGGCAGCGACCATCATCGTCTACGACCCGGACCTCGACGCTGACGTGATAGTCGAGAGCATCTTCCCGGAGGACTCGACGGTGCGCGAGTTCTGCGCTGCAATCCTGACGGTGGCTTGGCCGCGTGACCTGCCGGGGCGACCGGCGTCTGCCATCTACCACCTCGACAGCGCGGTTGGAGACAAAGCGGGGCGTGCTCGCTCTGACCAGACGGGCGTCAGCACCATCGCCATGATGCAGCGGCCTCCGAGCGATGGTGGCGTGGGCCTGCACTTCCGCACCCCGACACCAGGCGTTCGCACGGACATTGCCAACGGAGTGCGACTGCTTCAGATGCGCTTCGAGCGTCGGCGCCTGCTCATCTCGGCAGACCTGTGGGAGCGAGAGATGGGCGATGGCGCGGTGAGGATGTGCCGTTCTATCGTCGGCTACCGCTACCGCGACGGCGCCAAGGATGGGGACTTGCCTTGGAAGGACGGCACCCACGACCACGGCGTCGACCTCCTGCGCTACGACCAGGTCGTGCACCGGTGGTTGCAATTCCGCAACCCAGACGCGCCGACCGTCGACAAGCGCATCAAGCGCGCTGCCACGAGCACGAGGCGCGGTGCTGTGCCTCGAAAGCGACGACGCAGCGGCGGCAGGTAGACCGGGCGGGCACCCCCGCGCTACTGTGGACCACACAATGCGGAGGTGCTGACGTGGCGAAATACAACAACGGACCATGGCTGCTGAGCGGCGGCGAGGACGCGGAGGCTCGGGCCATACTTGCGATGGCGAACGATCCGACCGGCTTCAACTCGCGCGACACGAAGACGCTCGGCATCATTGAGTTGTGCATCACGGCAGCCGATGAGACCTACTACCAGATCGACGAGAGCGGCGGGTGGAGCAAGCACGAGTGGATGGGTGCGTTCTTCGGCGACGGCGTGACCCCGCTCGCGGACATGACTATCTGCCACTACCCCGTGCCTGGCGAGCCGTCCTTTGACGTGTGGCACGTCGGCGTCAAGACCGAGTTCACGACTGCGCAGACTGCTACGCTCGCAGCCACCAGCGGCACTCAAGTCCTGTGCTACAAGGCGGACGGGACTATCTTTGTCGGCGGTCCGGTAGATGTGTACGTGGCGCTTCGCGAGCACGCAATCTTTGCCGTCGCCACGATCAATATCCCGCTCGGCACACCCACCGTCTTTGCCGACGAGCGCCACGGCTACGAAATGAGCAACGCCACACACCTGCTGTTGCACTCGACCACCGGCGCGCGTATGGCCCATGGTGGCGGCATCAACGGGCTTGCTGACGGTGCGACTACGTTCAGCACGGTGGACTTTGGCGTGTTGCTCGACGAGGACCTGAGTCACATCCTTGCGTCGGCGTCGGGGATGCCGTTCATTTACCGCGACACGTCCGGCGACTGGGCCATGAGCGACGACATGGGCTGGCCGAACAACCTGCTCGGATTCGATCAAGGCTCTGGCGTAGTCTACAACCGCGACAACGGGGACGGCACTTGGGACCTGGTGGTCATCGGCACCACGCGCGACTACGTGACGTACTTTGTCTTCGCGACGAACAACGCGCAATACCCCTACGTGCAGGTGGTTGGCCAGAACGACCACCTTAGCCGGGGCGACGCCCGAGATATGATGGACTCCGAGGCCGCCCGCCTGCTGCTCGACGGGTTGCCCACGCCCGAGATTGTGCTGCTCTACGCCTACACGATTCGTGGTAGCACAAGCGGTGCTATCTTCAAGGGCGCTGACGATGAGATTTACTACGACTACCGGCACGGCGGATACCCTGCCAAGATGTTCTAGGGTCTCGTCTGAATTAATGCGGGCTGCATTTATCAGATTGGGTTGTTCTGACCATATCCCCGCGCTACAATTCGGCCATGACCGAGCGCACTCCTGAGATGGCCGAACTCCAAGAGGCTCCGCTGCGGCCTGAGTCTGGCATTCGTGGCTCGTCTGGCACGCCTCGCTCGTCGCAATGGTCTGCTGTCGAGACAAATGGCGACCTCACCGGTACTCGTTGGGCTCACGTCGTTCGAGACATGATGCTTGACCCGTCGGTGTCCGCGTCATGGATGGCGCTCAAGCACACGCTGCTGAGTGCGTCCTGGAGGTGGGAGTCCGGCGACGATGGCGACCCGTTCGCGGATAAGCTCGCAGAGTTTGCTGCCCATGTGTGGTCAGAGATGGACACGCCTTGGGAGCATCAGCTGTCGTATTTGCTTGAGTACGTGCCGGTTGGCGCGAGGTACGCTGAAGAGGTCTACCGTGTCGACGGCGAGGCGGTGATGCTCAAGGGTTTCTACGACCGCGAGATGACCGCCCATAGTCAATGGGTGCGTGACGAGAATGGCGACCTCGCTGCTGTGACGCAGAGCATCTGGAGCGGTTCAAAGGCGCCGCAGCCTATCCCTGCCTCGAAGCTGCTGCTATTGACGCTCAACCTGACCGGTCAGAACTTCGCCGGAGTTGGGCTCTGCCGCCCGATGTATTTTCCGTGGAAAATGAAGGCGCAGGCTCTCGATAACACGTCGCTCATGCTGGAGCGATGGGGTGTTCCTCCTGTCGTGGTCGAGGTTGACCGTCAAGCCGGCGAGGACTCGGGCTATACGCCGGAGGACATTGACGCTCAGGTGTCGACTGCGACCGATGAGGCTGAGGCACTTGTCGCATGCGAGCAGTCGGTAATGGTTGCGACGAACGCCGTGAAGTACTCCGCGCTTGATATGGCGCAGAGCAACAGCGCCGTGGCGTCTGCTTTGAGCGTCATCCAAGAGCTCGACAACCAGATTATGACCGCCGCCTTCGTTCAGTTCTTGCGCCTTGGCGTCAGTGACTCAGGCTCGCGCGGCGTTGCCGAGGTGCACGAGACATTCTTTCGGCGCTTGGCTGTGGACATTCTCGACCATGTCGCAGGCGCCATCTGCGGTCGTCGTCGCCCTGGCGGTGGCACTATGGACCGGTTGATTTACTGGAATTTTGGTCACGTTGAAGCCTCGAAGCTGCCGCGCCTTGTGCACGACGGTCTCGATGTGTCGCCGCTGTCATCCGTACTGTCGACGCTGCCAGGTCTTGTGACCGCTGGCATGCTGACGCCGGACAACTCGACTGAACGCGCCATCCGTGACGCTGCCGGGCTCGATGAACTTGGCTCTGATGATGAGCGCGACACCGATGAGCGCATGGGCGTGGCTTCGCCGCTCGCCGCTGCGTTTGGGCCAAGGGGACGCCGATGAAGATTGCTGCTGAGACTGTGACGCTGTCCGAGGTGGAACTTGCAGAGGGTAGGTCATTTGTGACTCTGCGCTGTGGCCCCATCAACTCTCGGCGCACAGGTAAGCTTATTGTCGAGGTGACGCCCGAGCACCTTGCTGAGATGGCGCGCGTGTTCAACGCTCGCGCTGAGTCTGACCCGGTCGTCATCGACTGGCAACACGCGAGCAATGAGCAGGTTGCGCCGGAGGTGTCCGGCGCCCTTGGTCGCATCATCGCCGCCGAGGTCGTGGGCGACACGCTAGTTGTGACACCTGAGTACACCGAGCGAGGGCGCCGCATCGTCGAGGAAGCCGGCGGCGTCCTGTGGTCCTCGCCAGAACTTCACATCGGCGATGTGTTTGACCGCGCGGGCGGCGAGCGCATCGGTGGCGCGCAGCTCCTAGCTGTGACGCTGACGCCGCGACCGCAACAGACTGCGTCGACTATCGACGCTGTACGACTGAATGAATCCAACGACGCGCCCGAGGTGGCGCAGGAGGTAGCGGGTATGACGCCCGAAGAGACTATCGCCGCCTTGCGCGACGAGATTGCAGAGTTGAAGGCGGCGAGTGCTGACCTGCTCGCGCGACTTGAGGCTGCTGAGGCTGGTGACGCCGAGATGGCGGAGGACGCCGAGGCTGTCGTGGCGACGCTGACCGAGGCGCATGATGCCAAGGTCATCGCACTCACAGAGCAGGTCGAGGCGTTGACCGCCAAGGCTGTGGCGACTGAGCGTGAGGCGTGGTTCTCCGTGCTGTTGCACGAGGGTCGCGTTAGTCCTTCGATGAAGGCTGCTGCGATTGCCGGGTATGACATTCCCGCGCTGCGTGAGCACTTCGCCGGCGGCGCCGTCATTATCGACCTGAGCGAGCGCGGCTCTGACAAGGCCGGCGACGTGACGACCGAGGCTGACGCCTTGGTGCTGCTCAAGGAAGAGATGGCCAAGCACGAGGGTACCGATCACGCGAAGCTGATGGCCGTCAAGGCTACGAACCCCGAGCTGATTCAGCTCGCCGGCCTGGAGGGTTGATCGATGGACCTGAACATCACGCGAGGCTTCAGCGCGAAGGAAGCCATCCTCAAGGGTCAGGCTGTGGCGCTCGACGCCAATGGCCTGGGTGTTGTCGCTGACACGCCCGCCTCTGCCTCTGAGCTTGCCTTCGGCGTCTGCATCGAGGACGTGGCGGCTGGTGGCCGTGGCGAGGCTATCGTCCGTGGCGAGGCTTTCGCCATTGTTGGCGCTGCTGGTCTTGCGGCTGGCGTCATGGACCTGATGGTCGCAGCGGGCGGCACTGTGGTGCAGTTCGCCGCAGCCGGGCCGAACCAAAAGATTGGCTACTGGCTCCGCTCTGAGACGCAGCCGACCGCCGCCGCCGGCGACCTCGTCCGCATCATCGTTAACCCCAGCTTCGAGTCCAACTCGTAGGAGATAGCTCATGGCTACCAACTCTAGCCGGATTGTCGAGCGTCTTCTTTCGCTTGTCACCGGCGCCTTCCACGGCGAGGAATTGTACATCTGGCCCGATGTGCTCACCATCATCAGCGGCGTCAAGGCTCGTAGCGGTCTCATCGCTGTTGAGTCGGCGCTGTCGTTCTTGGGTGACCCTGACGCGCGCACCATTGGAGACTTGGAGCTTGCTCCGACCGGCGTGCTCGGTGACTTGACCTCGGTCGAGTACAGCACGGCGAATTACGCTCGTGGCTACCCGCTGAGCCGTTCGCAGCTCACCGAGATGAGCCGCGGCGGCCTTGACGGCATGCCCATCATCGACCGCGCGACCAGCATGACGAAGCGCGTCGTGTGGACTCAACTCGAGGTGGCGCTTGCTGCGCTGCTCATGGATTCCGCGACTACGCCGTTCACCGCGACCGCGCTCGCCGCGCTGCCTGGCTTGGGTTACGGCGGTCTCGGCACGAAGTGGAGCCTTGCTGCTGCTGAGCCGCTGACTGATCTGCGCGCCATGTATGACGTGGTTCGCGCGTCGTCGAACGGTCTGACGCCTGACACCATCGTCTTCGCCTATGATGTGTACCGCGCCGCCTCGAACAACGCTGAGATGCGCAGCTTCATCGGTTCGTCCGCTGCTGGCATCGCGTCCGGCAACCGTGCGCTGAACGAGTCCGAGTTCATCGAGGTCGTCAAGACTACGGTCGAGGTCGAGAACGTCTTCATCATGCGGGCGAAGAAGAACACCGCGAACCTCGGCCGGGCCGTGGTCAGCGGCGACATTGCCACTGACTCCATCTGGATCGGCATCCGTGGCGACGCTCAGCCAGTGGTCAGTAGCGGCGGCATCAGCGTCAACCCGACAGCGGCGGCGTTCGTTGAGTTCGAGCCCTTCAACAGCTTCAGAGAGACCTTGAGCGAGAAGCGCGGCGAGAAGGTCATTAGCCGGTTGACCGGAGACTTCAATGCCATCAGCGTCGAGCTTGGCCACAACTTCAACACTATCCTGTAGGAGCTGACGACATGAAGGATGAGACCATGATGGAAGCCAAGGTGAACGCGGGCGAGCATGCCGCGAACATCGGACTGCGCTGTTGGCGCGTTGGCCTCTCGACCGTCGGCGCCTTGGATGGCACCGTGATTGAACTTCCGCGCTTCGCCTTCGTGGCGATGTGCGAGGCTTACCCCGGTCTGTTGACCGAGAAGCGGAAGCCCGGGCGTAAGCCCAAGGCTAAGGCTGAAGCCAAGGCTGAAGCCAAGGCTGAGGCGTAACCGATGCTCTGCACCTGCTGCGGATTCGACAATAGCACCACACTCAAACTCTCTGAGTCTGAGGACCGTGCTATTGCGTCGTTGACACGGCAGGCGCGCGAGCAAGGTGGCGACCTTGGCAAGCTCCTGCGCTCCATCCGAGATCGGATGAAGGTGCAGGGGCGTGCTACTCGCGGCTTGGACCGCGCGCTTGAGCAACTGTTCAAGCGCGTCATCGAGGACGTGATGAGCGCGGCGAATGGTGGCAACTCCACCCGCGCTGCGCTGAAGAATCTGACCCGTGAGCAGTTGGGCTCCATGCTCGACGCTGCGGGTCTTGACGATATTATCAATGAATGGACCGAAGCTCAGTCGAGGCTCATCACTGCGGCTCAGGACTCGGCAGACCTCGCCGGCGTGCCTGCTGGTCAGGTGGCTCCACGGTCATCGGCAATTGGCGCATGGCTCGACGCTGAAGCCGACGAGCTGTGGGATGACAAGATTCGTCGCCCTGCCGTTCGCACCATACGCGAGGGTCTGCTGACCATGGGCGACACGCCTGAGGACTTGGTGCCACGGCTTCAGCGCAAGCTCGACCTCACGCGCTCACAGGCTGCGACTGAAGCGAGGACACGCATTGCCGACTTCGATCAGTTCGTCGTTGACCAAAATTCAGACGCTCAGCTTTGGTGGTATGCGGGTCCAGATGACAACATCACGCGCCCGTTCTGCGACGAGATTGTCGGCAAGGTCTTCGACTCTGAGCAGGTCGATGCACTCGACAACTCACAGACCATCATCAGTCCGCGCATCTCGCGAGGCGGCTACAATTGCCGGCATCGGTGGGTGCCTATGAGTGAGACAACCTTCGAAGCTTCGGGCTTGCCCCGTGGCACTGACGCTGACGTGCGGTCGGCGAATGCGGTGGCGAAGTGAAGGAAAGCAAAGCCCAGCTCGGCGCCGACCGCCTTTGGTGGTGGCTGTCACCGGCGCCTATCTCAAGCGGTACCACGCCTGCGCTCGCACTCGACCATTCCGATGTGGCGACGGTAGCGCCAATCATGGTGGCCATCGCCGACGAGGGCAACGTAAGCAGCATTGACCGTGACCGCGTGTCGCTGACGTTGAGCGCGCCTATCGCTGCAATCATCGGCTCCATCGGTGGATACGGCGAGGCGTGGTACGTCACTGCGACCGATGGCTACTTCCCGGTTCATGTGGCGCGCATCAATGGCACGGCTGTGACGCTCGCCAATCCACTGCCTCGCGGCGTTGAAGGCGCAGGAACGCTCCAATTCCGCCGCTGGCACACGACCCTGAAGGCTTCCGAGGTCACCGGAACTGCCCGCCGTAACTGGACTACTCGCGTGTCCTATGTGGCGGTGGCGGGTGCAGGGCTTCCGACTTGGGTGAGCACCGATGAGGGCTTGCTACATGTGGTCCGTCAACCATTTGACACGGCTCTCGACACCGACGCCCTGCTTGGGTGGTTCCCTGACCTTGCGCTCTTGGCGCCCGGTCGACAGCAAGACTTCGCTGAGCAGATTGACCGCGCGTCCAGCGTGCTCGTGTCTCGGCTGCGTCTTCGCCTGCGAGAGTCGGCGAACCCTTCTGCCACTGAGGATGAATGCGATGGGTCCGCGCTTCAGCAGGCACATGCCGCGCTGACGGCTGCGGTTATCTACCAACTCCGCGACGCCGAGCTTGCTGCACAACTCCGAGAGGTGGCGCTCGACGCGCTCGACCTTGAGGTTGCAGCGATGTGGGTCGATGCTGACAAGGATGGCACCGTTGACGACGGTGAAAACCCCGCTGACACGGCGAATGCCACGACGCTCTACACGTCATCGGCGTTCGCTGGCGTGACTCGGCGCTTCAGCGCAGGTCAGGCACATTGAAGGCGACCGTCACAGTAGACGCGGGCGATCAGCCCGACGTGTCGTGGGGCAAGGCTGAGTCGCAGCGCGTCGGTGAGGCCATCGTTTCCGCTGTCAATCTCGGCATTGCGGCACACGAGAACGCTGACGGCACGCCGTTTAAGGCTTACTCGAAGACGGCGATGTCTGTGAGCAATGACTCATTCCCTCGGCCTCGAGGCGGGCGTCCAAGCAAGTCAGGCAAGAGCACGTTCTATGCTGACGGGTACTCGGAGCGAAAGGCCGCACTCGGTGGCGATGGCGTCGACCTTACGTTGAGCGGCACCATGCTCCGCTCGCTCGGAGTGCGTCACGCTGACGCGACCGGCTGCGCTGTCGGCGTGTCCGACGCAATGAGGACTCGCGCCGAAGGTAACGAAGGCAATGGGCGCATCTTCTTATCGCCAGGCCCGCGCGTGCTCAAGGCTATCGACGCAGAGGTGAATGCAATCCTTGACGCGATGGGCTTCGGCGCATCTGCCACGGCGCGGACGGTGGGCTGATGGGCATCGTTGCACTGATGGACCGCATCACAGAGCTCGTCACGGCGACGGTGCCGCGTCAGCGCCCGAATGACTCGTTCCATGCCATCGACGACCATGGCAACGGCGTGCGCCTCGAAGCTGTCGCGCCTCGCACTGACCGCTGCTTTGACGTTGGCACCATCGCGCTGCCTGTCGATGACGGCGAGGCGGGTGCGCAAGACTGCGGCACGCTGCGGGTACGTGCCGTGCTTGCTCTCCGCATCGGCTATAGGCTCGACGACGGCCAAGACCGGCGCTTGCTCGATGGGCTCGTTGCCGAGGATGTGCGACGCATCTTGACCTCGCTGCTCAAGCCTGCCGCGTGGGACGCCTCGACGACCGGCATCATTTCAATCGTTCCGCCTGAGCAGGCGCCGACAACTGAACTACTCGATGGTGGCGGGCTCATTGTCTCGCTGCCGCTGACTGTGCTCTACCGTGAGGAGGCCTAACGATGGCCACTGAAGGCTCAACAAAGTACACCTCCGTTGTCATTGCGACGGAGGCCACGTTCGCCTCAGTCGACCCGATGACCGGCATTCCCGACCCCGGCGGTCTCATCTTTGACGGCGTGTCTGGCTTGGCTCGACTGCCGGAGATTACGCTCGGCGAGCTTGCGACGACGTCGAACGATGACCGCGCTCGGTGCGGTGCCTATGCCACGGCTCCTGAGCCGCAGGCTGTGTGGCTTGGCGGTGCTCGAGTCCGTGTGCGTCGTGGCGACCTCGTACTGACATTCGAGGATGTGTCCCTTGTCGGCGCAGGCACAGGCGGCATCTTCAGCTACGACAACCTGCCACTGGCGATGTGCATGGCTTCTTCGCTCGGCGACGATGGCACGTTCATTACTGACGACACCGTTGCGGGCGCGGTCGACGCAAACGCCTTTATCTCGACGATGAATGCGAGCGACTACTCGACCGGTGGCATTATCTCGGCTGAGATTGACGGGCGCATGGAGTATTCGGCGATTGCTGGCAACTCAGGCGCGGGTGCCGGCACCATCAACATTTCACCGGCGATGAGCGTCAGCCTGAGTAACGAGGCTATCCGCCTCGCGCGCACGCTCTACCCGAAGACCGACGGTCCGTCCGGTGGCTCACTCTGCTTCAGGCTCGACGGCATCGGCGTGCGCTCGTACGCCTACGGGTGCCGGCACAAGTCCTCTGTGTGGACCGCAGTTGGAGGTCGCCTTCAGGTTGCCGTTACGATGGGTGTCGCGGGCTTCATTGACGACCACGCGAACGCCGCTCTTGAGTGCCCTGTGGTGCAGTGTGGCGCAGCTCAGCATGTGACTGGCGCCTTCGTCGTCATCGGCTCCGCAGCGAACCCCGTCGGCTGCTCGGGCACCATGGCCCCGTACGCCATCGGTCGAGAGGCTGTCGCGTTCGAGGCTGACTCTGTTACGTGGACCATCGACACGCCGCTTGCGCCTGTTGGCGGCGCCGAGGCTGACGCGATTGGCTTCAGCGAGTGGGCTGTGGTCGATACGACTTTGACGGTCGGCATGAAGCTGAGGACGCCGACGACCACGCTCGATGACGACATGCTCAACGGCGTGTACCGCTCGTTGATGATCGGCACGTCGCCGGGCGGCCAAGGTCAAGGGCTCGCGCTCTACGTGCCTTCGGCGTTCCTGACGGTCGACGGCTCGAAGCGCGACAGCAGCGGCGACACCGTGCAGATGAGTGCGACGTGGGGCGCAGGTTCGTGGGATGGCGACAAGACCGACGCTGCCGGGATTAAGGCTGCGGCCAATACTGCATTCCGCCTTGGCTTGGGGTTGTAGCATGGGCTTTACATGGCACCCTGACGCGAACGAGCACGTTGAACTCGTGCTCGCCTGTGATGACGACATCCAAGCAGCGAACGATGAGGTGACGCTCGCTGCCTATCTGAACGACGGTGACGCATCGAAGCTCATCGTCCCCGCCGAAGGCCCGACACTGTTCGTGATTCGCCCGTTGACGGCGCCTCAGCTGTCATCTGCTCGTCGCATTGCCGGTCGCGTGTCCATTCTCGGCGACCGGCTGTTGGCTGAGATTCGCGAAGGTGAGCGCGATGCCGACTCGCTGACCGATGCTGAGTACGAGTCGGTAGAGCTTGCATCTGAGCACGCTGAGGCGTTCCGGCGTGCCATCGTGACCATGGGACTCGTATCCGTGCATGGATGGCCTGAGCCCGACTTGAGCGGCATCCGGTCGCTCGTACAGCGCGTTGCTGTTGAGACTGAGCTACAGGTGCATGTCCTTCGGTTGACTATGCTCGGTGCTGAGGGAAACGCGCCCTCCGTGTAGCATCCTGGCTCGCGACTCCTGACCGGCGCGCAATGCCGGCTTGGAGTTGCGATGGATGCGACTCTGCGACGCGGCGCAGGCGAGGCAACTGTGGTGGCTTGATGGCCCCGACGCCGCTCTACCGCGTCATCCCTGCATGTGGTGGCGAGGCATGGTCATCTGAGATGGTGACGCGGTGCCCCATCGCTGACGCTTCGGCGCCGTGGGTAGGCGAGGCTGTCGGTGTCTACAGCTTGCTCAAGATGGGCGTCCCTCTGTCGGAGTCAGTGGGCACGCCTTCGGCGTCGGTGCTTAATGCCGTGCGCCTGCTACAATCCGAGACAGCCGCAGTTGAAGCGGCGGCGAGGCGTGACTGATGGCCATCGAGCGCAAGGTTGAGATTCAATTCCAGGTCACCGGTGCTGACCGTGCTGCGGCGCAGGTCGACCGCGTAGACACGTCGCTTGAGGGTGTAGAGGCGAGCGGTGCAAAGGCTCAACGCGGGCTCAACGCTGCTGCTTCTGGCGCCGACAAAGCCGGGACTTCGTTCGCTCAAATGGGCGAAGGTATGGAGAAGTCGCTGAAGGGCGTCGACTCCACTTTCAAAGGCTTTGACCGACTGAACGGCATCCTTGGACAACTCAAAAACGCCGCTGCGCTGCTCTCTGGTGTTGCATTTATCGACCTCGGAAAGAGCTTTATCGACCTCGCGCGTAAGGCATCCGGTGCTGAGTCTGCGTTAAAGGGCATTGCACGAGGAATTGCACAGACCAAGAAGGAGACTGAGGCATTCAAGAGGTCGCTCGACTCGTTCACCGGCGCAGGCGGGCTCGCCGGCATCTATCAGGTTCCGCCTGAAGCCTTGAATCAGTACATCGAATTGAGCAAGGGGATTGCAGGCGTTGAAGCACAGCTCACGCTCGCGCTCAAGACCAATGCTGAGTATTCAGCAGGGTTGAAGCAACTCGAAGTTCGTCAAGCCGCCGCTGTTCAGCGCATGCAAGAGACTGCTGGCGCATCGGAGAACGCGCGTAGGCTCGCCCTTGCGTCGTTCGCTGCTGTGTCTGGCGAGTTGGCGCAGTTTAAGGCTCTTGGCTCCGCTGCGTCTGGGTCGATTATTGGGCTTGCAAGCGCACTTCAAAGGCTTGGTGCGTCGAGAGATAAGCTGACTGGTGACGCTGCAAAGGCTGCTGGCATCGGCGTTAAGGTCGGAAAGATTGACACGCCAAGCCGTGGTGACGTTGAGGCTGCGCTTGCTGGATTGTCTGCTCCATTCGCTGCTGGCTCGTTCGGGTTCGACGATGGCGGTGACCTATCAAATGCATCGAAGCAGGTTGAGGTTCTGACTAACTCGCTCGACTCTGGAATCAAGGCGACGTGGGATCAATATGACGCTCTTGTTGCGTTGAATGACGTATCGCGCAAGGTGAGCGAGGGTGCGGGCGCTGTCGGAGGCGCAGTTGGTTCGATGAGCAATGCGCTCAAAGCGGCGGGGATCGAGTCTGCTGCGCTTGAGAAGCTAATCGCTGTGAGTCGAGCCGCGCTTGCCGGTGCCGATGCTTTGAAGGAGTACGCCGCCGGAACCGCTGCCGCTGCCGCGCTGAACCCTGTGCTCGCTGCCGCGCACTTCACCGCAGCAGCAGCCTACACTGTGGCCGCTGGCGCATATGGCGCTGTCGCTGCCGGCGCAGGTGGTGGCGGTGGCTCATCGCCGTCTGCCTCGCCCGTGTCGGCGCCACCTTCGCGCTCCGACTTCGGCTCGTCGAGCGGCGGAAGCGATGGCGATACCTACACCATTAACGTCAGCGCAGGGCAGACGCTCAGCACGTCGCAGGATATTGAGCGCGCCATCGTCGACGGTCTATCTTCGGCGCTCGGTCGTCGCGGTTCGGGCGCCCGTCGTCGCCTTAGATTGGCAGGAGCATAGCAATGCCTCACAACGTATCAGGACCGTGCTTCGCGCTCTCGGCTGGTTTCGACGCTCGGGCATGGGGCGTCGGCGTTGACCTCTTCACCCGTGACGGAATCACCACCGTAGGCTCAGTGGCGTTCGGCGTCATCCATGACGACATCATGGCGGCGCTCAACTCGCACGGCATGTTCTTGGGTGTCGGCGACGGCTTCAACGCGCTCTATGGCTCCGTTGAGTGGACTGCTGGCATCGACGAGTATGACCGCTTCTACATTGAGAACAGCACCACCGACTTCGAGATTGCAGCCGAGCTCTATGCAGGCAACAATTCACGATGGCCCTACCCTGCAGGCGGCACAGGGCTTGCTGGCGGTGCTGCTCCGTTCAGGCATACGGGAACCGCCGATTGGGTGCGTGGTCAGACTGATTACGGCAACGCGCTGCTGAGCGTCACGCGGGCGGGCACGACAAAGCGATGGCCGCCTGAGCGCGGTCGACTCGCTAGTGTGCCTCATGCGACTCGCACGCGCGGGTCCGTCGGCGACGCTGACGACGGCACCACCGACGGGTGCCTCGAAGCTCTTGAGGATGCCGTGGCGTCGACCGGCTCATCTCAGCACACCCACATGGGTCTCACTGCCGATGGGCGAGTGTGGTGGGAAGTCACCTATACGACGTACGCGACGACCGCTGCTGCTGCTGTGACGTGGAATAACCCTGACCTGCGCGACGCACTCGGGTTTACCGGCGATGAGATTGTCACGAACGTCGACGTGTACCGCTACCGCATCGAGGGCACCAACGTACCGCCGTCGCTGATGTTGTTTGAGCGTCCGCTGACGCGCGTTGACCATGGCACGGAGCAGTCCGGCTCGTCGGCTGCGCTCATTGGCGGAGGCTCGTACCACGTTGACGTGAGCGATTATCCTACGACCGAAGTGGACTTCATCATTGGCGGTCCTGCCGATGCTGTCGACGAGTCGTGTCGGTGGCTCCGAACTATGGTGCCTCAACTCCATGACGGTGCTCCGGTGACGCTTTATCAGGACTACCCTGAGTTCAGGCGGCGTGGTTGGGCGTGCCTCGGCGACAACTATGACAGCCTGCGCACCGTCGAGCATGATGGCTATCGCGGGCGCCTGCTGCTTTGGATGACGGGCAATGCCGGGTCGCTGCTCCGATGGGCTGGCGCACTCCGGTCGCGTGCATCCATTGCGCTCAGAATGCGGGAACGGGAGCGATAATCATGGCGAACACCTATGCATCACCGCCGACGCTGCCAAATCCTGACGTGCTAGTGGTCGGGAACAAGGTCCGCGCAGTCGACCTCAACCCTGTGCGCGACACCCACAACTTCTGCGTTGGCATCGGCGCATGGGCGCTCGGGCAGTCATGGCCCCAGGGTGAATGCGTGCGCAATGGTGCCGCCGCTGACGTGTGCGGTTGGCGCTTGGCGCATCCGACGAATGACCATAAGACGCTCACCGTGCGCTTCCGTGCCTCGGCATCCGCGACCGGTGGCAAAGTTGTGTTCACAGGCTCGGCAGGCGGTTCGACATCGACAGCGATTGCTGTGGCCGTGACTGAGTATTCCATCAGCGTGGGCATGGGTGCCGCTGACCTGTCAGAGTTGACGATGAATATCAACGCTGTGGGCATCGACCTCACGGTTTGGGACGTGTCGGCATGGTGGGATGCTCTGCCATCGCCGCTTGCTGCTGGTCCTGTCGACGTGGGGGCGACGTGGGGCGGTCCTGGACGCGCTGACATTGTGCCCATGGGCACCGTTGAGAATGGCACCGCGGACCGTCCCATCCCGGCCTCGCGCGGGCGTCGGCTGATTGGCTCGTGCGCATCGCTGTTACGGCGACCTCGGCAGGTGATGACATGGAGCGGGCTTGCAAACACGACTGGCACGCCGGCAGGCTCGGCGCCAATGCAGACCTATCCGCACCGCGCAGTCTACGTACTGACGCCGGGTGGTGAGTTTGAGGGCGCCGGCAGGCTCAAGACCTCGTTCAAGGTCTACATTTACGCCGTCGGCGCCGCTGCTGATACCACCGTCTTTGTGCAGGTCGGCGGCTCGTTCACGTCAAGGCGCGACGGAATCACCATCCAGGCAGGCGCAGCAGGCGCGTGGTACACGCTCACGCTCACGCTCAACCCGCAGCGGCAGTACAACGGCATCCTGTGGCCCAC